ACACGTCGGGGATGGATACCGCACGAACAATATCTAGATGCGAGGGCTGTAAAATGATATCATTGCCGCCAGGATGTCGGGTAAACTATTCTGTATGGATTGATATTAAAAAACTCAATGATGAAATTGTTGAATGGTACAACCTAATAGGTGGTCGAGTACACACAGATACATTCTGGGATCATCACCATAACATACAAAATGTTAAGTATGTGTCCTACGGCAAGGGCAAATGGTGCCACTATCGTAACGATGGATCAGGTGGTTGTAGAATCGATTTCCACGGTGATGATGCCAGTGTGGCCAGTATGTTTATATTGAAATTCATGGAACATGTTCAACAACACAACTTGACAAATCACTATAATAGTGTATAATAAATACATAGCGGCCTTGGCTTCATCCCGCTTTACAAACTCTGCCAGCCTATGCTAATTAACATAGGAGAAACAGCATGGCAAAATATTATTCAACAAAACACTACGGTCACAACATTGGACTCAGTGCCGTATTTAGACAACCCAACGCAGACCACAGTCATTGTCACTTGCTACACGGTTACAGTCTAGCATTCACATTCACATTTGGCTGTGATGCTTTAGACAACAAGAACTGGGCAGTAGACTTTGGTGGGCTCAAACCGCTCAAGGCATGGCTAGAAGACCATTTTGATCACAAATTGGCCCTGGATCGTCGAGATCCACACTTGGCCAAATTCCAAGAACTAGAAGCATTGGATCTAGCAGAGATTAGAATATTCGATGGGGTAGGAGCAGAGAAGTTTGCCGAACATGCATTCCGCTTTGCTGATCAATTGATCAGAGAAAAGACCAATGGTCGTTGCTATTGTGTTCGTGTAGAATGTGCCGAACATGGGGCTAATAGTGCTATCTACGAAGGCTAAACAAGCGTGGCGCATTTGGTCCAAGGCACTGGGCGAGAAGTCGGGCAATACGGACAAAGAAGCAGACCGTATTGCTTGCATCCGTACTGTGATTGTGTTAACATATATTATCACAAACTGCTTTATTGTGGCAGGAGTTATTAGACATTGGAACACGTAATGAATAGCAAAACAGAAGAAGCCTTGGGCATCTTGCAAGAAGAATGTGCCGAAGTCATTGTGGAGGTCAGTAAGATTCGCCGCTTTGGCTTGGATACTGTACACTATAAGTCGGGTGTTAAGCACAGCACCATGCTGGAAATGGAAGTAGGCGATGTGTTGGCCATGGTGGATATCTTGGTAGAACAAGGTGTGTTGGATCGAGATGGTCTAAAGGTGGCAGCCGAAAACAAAAAACTTAAACTTAAACAATGGTCAAAAATATATGAGTAAACTAAAAGTAGCAGAATTATTTTATAGCATACAAGGCGAGGGCAGGTACATGGGTGTACCCAGTGTGTTCTTGCGTACATTTGGATGTAACTTTAAATGTCAAGGTTTTGGCATGCCCCAAGGAGAACTCAGCAATGAAGCAGAACTTATTGATCCTACTAACTATACCGACTACAAATCCCTTCCTCTTGTGTCTACAGGTTGTGACAGTTACGCTAGTTGGGATCCTCGCTTTAAGCATCTATCTCCCGTGCTTGATACTGATACGGTTGCCCTTGCTATTGTGGATACGCTACCGCACAAGGAATGGCGCGACGAACATCTCGTAATCACTGGCGGAGAGCCCTTGTTGGGATGGCAACGAGCATACGAAGATCTGTTAGAGCATCCTGTAATGGCTGGCTTGAAAGAGATCACATTTGAAACCAATGGCACTCAACGACTCAGTGATGACTTTAAATCATACTTGTTTAAATGGTCAAAACAACGCCAACGAGAAATCACATTCAGCGTCAGTGCCAAACTACCTTGCTCAGGTGAGTCATGGTCGGATGCCATTTGTCCAGATGTTGTTGGTCAATATGAATGGTTTGGTACAGCATATTTGAAATTTGTAATTGCTACAGAACAAGATTTAGCGGACGCCGAAAGGGCAGTAGATGAATATCGTGCAATGGGTTTTACAGGGCATGTGTATGTTATGCCTGTTGGTGGTGTTGAGCGGGTGTATACCCTTAACAATCGTACAGTGGCAGAAATGGCAATGCGAAAAGGCTGGCGGTACAGTGATCGACTACAAGTGCCACTCTTTAAGAACGAGTGGGGAACCTGATGATGGGCACTAGTTATTATGATGCTGGTGTACAAATGGAAGATTCATTCTATCGTAATTGTCTCGGGTGGTATTTGAGTTTTGCCCTCTGGCCCAGGCGATGCCATATTACCAATCGTCTCATATGGCTCAAGTTTGGATATCGAGGTGTCTCTATGCTGACAGGTCCCGGTGATCCAATTATAGAGCATCGTTGGCATGATCGACACGAACACATCATCTGGAAGATAAAAGGAAATTAACATGGCAACAAAGAAAACTCCAGCAGAAAAACCAGTGGCAAAGAAAACAGTGCCTAAAAAAACTGCACCTAAAAAAACCGCTACACCCAAAGAGGTTACGGCCAAAACGCCCAAAGAGATTGCCACTGAAAAAAATGAGCCTTGGGTCAGTGTACTCAGTGTAGAACTAGATCCCGACAATATCGGTAATGGTGCATTTGAACTGGACTGGAATGATAAATTTATCACCAATCTGGTTCGAGCAGGCTACAAAGGCAAAGATGATGTGCAAATGGTAGATCAATGGTTCCAAGATGTTTGCCGAAACGTGCTGGCAGAAAACTATGAACAGTGGGCCGCCAATCAACCTGCCACTGGTAGAACTGCAACTCGCGAAGACCTAGGTGATGGTAAAACTTCGGTGAGTTGATCATGGAATCTATCGCTCGACCTAAAACACTGAAGTTTTATCAACTGATGAAAATGTCAACCAAGAACGGCTTGAACATCAACTCATGTGGTACTATTCCCAGTGGCAACAACTATATAGGCACAGGCGTATACTCAACCTTACAAGAAGCCGAGCACAATCGCACAATGGAAACATTAAAAGATACTGATAGTGCCTACAACACCTATCACATCTTTGAATTAGAATTTCCCAATCCTGCATATCGCGAATGATCTTGTACGTGAATGGCGACAGCCACAGTGCTGGTGCAGAATTGGCTCGTTGCGTGGATGGGCAGTTGCTGAGTTTCAAGGATGACGATAGTGCCTATTGGAGAATCAAAGGCACACCCGAAGGTCGTGAAGCACATCCTCGTTGTTTGGCTCTCAGTTATGGACAATTGTTGGCCAACAAATTAGGTGCCGACTTTGAATGTGATGCAATTGCTGGCTCAAGCAATCATCGTATCATACGAACCACCTGGAATCGCATACAAGGTGTGCAGGCCATGCCCATTGCTCATCCTGATCTGGTTGTAATAGGTTGGAGTACCTGGGAACGCAAGGAATTCTACGACAACGAAACTGGTATCAATTGGCAGGTCAATGCTGGCGGTATTGGTTCAGATTGGCCCAAATGGTTAAGAGATGAGTATCCCAAATTCATTGCCGGGATTGATTGGGCCAACGAAATTCGACACAGTCATAGCAAAATACATCAATTTCATTTGGATCTGAAACGCCGAGGCATCCGTCACTTGTTCTTCAACACCTTCAACCATTTTGATACAGTACACACAGGTCCAACATATACTTGGGACGATTCGTATATTAATCCGTATGATCCAACCGGTACCTACTACGAATGGTGCGTAAAAAATGGATTCAAAACGGTAACTGCTGACTCATACCATTTTGGTGCCGATGCTCACGCCGCATGGTCCGAATATCTCTATAACCAAATTGTTCAAATGTACTTGACAGCAAAATCTTAATATGCTATTATAACTACATGAAATATCTTATTGTAGACACAGCAAACACTTTCTTCCGTGCCCGACATGCGGCACATCGTCAGAGCGACACATGGGACCGACTGGGTTTTGCCATACACGTCACACTGAGTAGTGTGGCCAAAGCATTTCGAGATCAGCGGGCTGATCATGTCATATTCTGTTTAGAAGGTCGTTCATGGCGTAAGGATTATTATGAGCCGTACAAGAAAAATCGAGCAGTTGCCCGTGCCGCACTCACCGAAACCGAGCAAGAAGAAGATCGACTATTTTGGGAGGCTTTTGATGAGCTCAAAGCGTTCGTCACGGAAAAGTCAAATTGTACTGTTCTCCAGCACCCACAGCTCGAAGCGGATGACTTGGTGGCAGGATGGATTCAAGCACACCCTGGAGATGAACACATAATTGTAAGTTCAGACACCGACTTCTACCAACTACTAGCCACTAATGTAAAACAATACAACGGAATTGCAGATGAGCTCCATACCATTCAAGGCATCTTTGACAAGAAAGGTGCCCCAGTCAAAGATAAAAAAACTAAAGAAGCAAAAACTATTC